ACATCCCCACTCGCAACCTGACTCTGGTATAAAAAGGGATCGAATCAGTGGACCGAGGTCTTTATTACGAGCAGGAATCTGTTGTAAATTAGGATTAGAATATGAAAATCTACCAGTGACTGTGCCACCTTGATCAGATCTTATCTGGTTAATATCCGCATGTATTCTACCTTTATGTTCATATCTTATTATAGTGTCTATAAATGTTGTGTGTGCCTTGTTTATTTCTCTGGCTTTTGCTATCTTCTTAACCAAAGGATGTTCATGATTAGACAGAAAGTTTTTAGTAAATGATGGTGCCTGTGTTTTCTCAGTTCTTTCATAAGGTAATTTTAATTTGTCAAAAACTTTGGCAATGCTTCGTGCTGCCCATATTTGACATTCTACTCCTGTCTCTTTGGTTACTTCTGATAATAACGTTTTTTCTTCTGTACTTAACTGTTGTTTTAATTTATGAGCGGATTCGGTATCGACACGAACCCCTTTAAATCTCATATCAACTAAACACGGAAACAAATCTGTTTCTAAATTAAATATAGATCCTAGATCCTGGTCGCTTAATTCTTTTTGCATGACTCTCCACAAAGAATAGGTAAGCTCTGCATCCCTTTCTGCGTAATTACCTACGTATAATGCGGGTAATTTCCACATGTCTGCTTTAGGATCTAGTCCCCATTCTTGTGCTGCATTAGTTAACTCTGTTTCATTTTTACCTTGACCAACATAATCCCAACCTAAACTATTAAGATCATATCTATATCTATTTTCGTTTACCAAAGATGCTGCAATCATTGTGTCGTATATTCTACCATTTATTTTAAAACCCATAGATCTAATCCAACAAACATCATACATAGCATTGTGAAATATTTTATCTGCTGTTGATTCACAAACATCTTTAAACCATTTCATAACTAAATTTTTGTCAAGATTGCCACCACCCTCGTGATCAAATGGAAAGTAACCAGAATATCCGTCTGTGGCTACAGCTATACCTACAACTTTACCTCTACCAATAACAGACCCTGTGCCTAATTTTTTTAAATCAGGATCATACGTCTCTAAATCAATGGCTATTTCTTGTGCATGACGTAAGTCAGGAAACTCTGTAGGTTTTACCCACTCTGTCTGTGCTTTAAATATCATTTTGTTTTTTCCATTTTTTATAACCTTCAGCCCAAGATTCTTTTTTATTTTCTGAATAATCTCGTTCTAAAATCATTTCTAGATAATGTATTGCCTTTTTAATATCTTCTTCCTTTCCTTTAGCAGAATGTCTGCATATATATTTTATAGCGGATGCTTCTGCAAAAAGCAACCTGTTCTTGTTGATAAACTCACTTGGCTGCAAAACCATGTTTCGATAGTGGCTTCCGCCAATTTGTTTTTTGTATACACTCATATTATAAACTCCTTTTGTTTGTGATTGCATTTTACTAAATATAAATTTTGTATAGTTCGTGTCACGCCAACATACCAAACTCTATATTCTTCATCTTGTTTTGTTATAGACTTACTTGCTGCTTTCATTGTGTTGATTGTTTGATTTAAAAACAATACAACATTTGTTGCCTCCCCTCCTTTTGCACCATGAATAGTAGATACTTTTATTCTTGGTTCTTTATTTATTTTTTCACCATTCAATAACATGGCTCTTAAATAATCTATTTTAGCTGATGCAACATTATTAAATGCATCATACCATTCTAAACTGTAATTTAGTTTTCCTTTTATTTTTTCCAACAATCTTTGTTTCTGTATGTCTGGTATAGTTTCTCCCTTTCTTAATTTATTCCAATGGTCTATGTCCTCGTATAAATGTTTACCTATACTGTTGCCATCTGCTGTTTTAAAAAATAAACCCTTTCTTTTTAATATTGCAGGTATTGGTTTTAATAAAGGATTTGTTCTTGCTAAAACTAACCAAGAACCTTTAGACATATCTATGTCTGTAAATTTATACACTTCAAATGTTTGACCTGTTTCTTTTTTTGGTAAGTAATCTTTATCTAATCTATTATCTCTAACTCTAGATATTATAGATAAAGCTTTTTGTTGTATTTGACTTGGAACTCTTTCAGATTGTTTAAGTGGCATTTCTAATGCATCCCAATCAATAAAAGAATCTACGTCAGCTCCTGCCCAACCAAATATCGCTTGATCGTCATCACCAGCTATCCAAACATCACAGCCGTTATCTTTCTCAATCTTTTCAATCATTGCCCATTGTATTTTAGATAAGTCTTGAGCTTCATCTACAAAGATTACATCTAACTTATTTGTTACATCTCCTTTGTCTAAAAATTTTTCTAACATGTCCGTAAAATCTATAAGACCATAAGTTTTCTTATAGTTTTTTATTTCAGTATCAATAGCCTCCAGTTTATTTCTTTCTACTTTTGCAAGATGCTCATTTAAATCTAGTTGCTCTAATGTTGTTATTCTTTTAACTCTAGCTAAATTTATTAAGTTTAAATATTCACTGCTTGAAGAAAAAATACCGTTCCATGCATCTTTTTCGTAAGACGCATATTGAATTTGTATGCCGCATGTTTCACCTATGGCTTTGTAGTGTAACTCATTCATTACATTTTCTTCTTTTAAACCTAAATTGTTAAACGCTAACGAATGTAGAGTTCTAAAATATTTTATATCTTTTTTACTAAGATTTGGTTTTTGTTTTAAAAATCTATCTCTTGCCTCTTCAGATGCTTTTCTTGTAAATGCAAAGTATCCTATCCTATCTAATGGTATACCTGTATCTAAATATAGTTTAACTTTATCTAATAATGTTTTAGTTTTCCCTGTGCCTGGTGGTCCTATAACTTTATATCTCATTAATAGTTATCTCCTTTTCTTTCTACTGGTTTGTATTCTATCTTATCGACGTGTAGCTGTTTTACTTTACATACCTTCTCAACCTTACCCTCTACTTTTAATGAATAATTAAATTCTACTTTAAATCTTTCTTTTAGTTTCTGTCCTATTTTTTCTTTTGAAATTTTCCAATCACTACCAAGATGTGTAAGAAAAGATTGATATTTAAAAAAATGAAAACCTTCCTCAGTAAGACAAGATCCTAATCTAATCTGTATTCTTTCTCTTGCTTGAGGACCATTAATACAATACTGATATAACTCGTTACCTAAAATATCATCAGTGCTTGTACCCTCCGGTGGCTTAATATTCTGACAATTTTTTCTCCAATCATTTAATTTTGCTCTCCAATCTTTTGGTTTTATAGGTTCAAAATATATCCCTGTTTGTTCCCATATTAAATTTAAAACTTCTTTTTGTGTGGTCATCAATTTAAGATTAGGTATGATAACTTCTATCTTGTCGTCATTTGGCATAACAACATTAAATCTATACTCTGGTTGTTCATACTTTATAATTTGAAAGTCTGTAATGTCAGGAAAAACATTTATGCTATCAGATTTAACACCAAATTTTCTTGAATAACATAGGCTACGCATACACTTATCTTGTATAGGATCTTCATAACAAGTGTGTCCTGCTGTTTCTTTGTCCCACGCTTTTATTTTTTGATCTAGTTTAGATTTGTCCCAAGGTGACTCTAAATATTCATAGTTTGCTTTTGATACAAAGTCTGGCCACTTATCTTTATATTTCTTTTTTGCAAAGACCATGTAGTTATACATGAATCTGTCTCTACCATCATCTAGTTTAACTCTAGAACACAATGCAAGACACGGTGGTCCATCATCAAACTCTGGGTTAGTTCCAACTAAAATATTTTTATGTGTTTCATCTACCAAAAAATCTAATTTATTTTTATCTATTTTAGATTCGTTAGCTAGTTGTATAAATTGTTCTAGTGATAGTTTAGAATTATTCTTATCTACAGCATATCTTTGAGTCTCACCATTGTTATAATATGGTAAGTTAATAAAGTTACCTGGTTTTATATTACCTTTATCATCTTCCTTTAGTTCTTTCTGTTTTGGAAAAATTTCTGTAGTAGGTTTTAATCCTAGTGGTAACAGAAAAGCTTTTAATGCCTCTATCAAATCTGAAGTTGGTGTTGGTTCTTTTAAAAATATATAACAATGCAAACCACCACTTTTTGACATAAGTGGTATTAGAGGTAATTTAAATTTTTGAAATAATGCTAAATACTTTTCTATTTTAAAGTCTGCATAATTTTTAGGATCAATATCAATACAACCAAACTGTGCAGTTTTATCTAGTCTACATGGTTGAATACCAATAGATATTTTTCCTTTAATGTGATTTTCGTAATCTTGTGGTGTGACTGGTCTGCCTGACCATTCATAGTCAGGTTTTAATTTGTTTTTATCTGTATCTAATGTAGCCGTGGACATGTCGGCAATACCGAAATCTCCATCATAACCATTAAATAATTTTATAAATTCATTAACCATAACGATCCCGTATAATGGGCGCCTCCAGTCTCCCATCGGCGCCCACTTTCTCCTAGTGAGAAACTAGTAATTTGATTTATCTTCTCCTGAAACTGTGGCAGCTTTTTGCTGCGAGTGTTTTAAAGAGTTATAAAAATCACGGGCCATTTGGTAAAGACCGGCATTATCAACTTTTTTCAACATGTCTATATTATAACCATGCCAATTAAAGTTGCTTCCAGCGTTTTCAACAGACCTTAATCTGTATATTCTTGAAAACATAGGTGCTTGCACCGACTTGCCAGTTTTAGGATCTGTCTCAAATTGATCTTCCATTTGAGAGTTCCATCCTCTACTGACTTTTAACTGAGTAGACTTCATAGTCATTAAAGCTTTCTCAGGTCTTTCTCCGTTAATGATAACAAAATGATTTGCTGTTTTGATAATTTCATTACCATTTTTTAACACATCTTTATTGCTACCTTTGATTTGAGATGTTTCTGCCATAATGCTTGCCCCCCTATCAGAATGAACAGGTCGACCTTCACTTCTTTCAAAAGGTGCCCACTCAGGGTAAGTCATTTTGTAGAACACAGGAATAACTTCTATTCCTTTTTCTCCATCATACAGTTTTTTTGTAACTGTATTATAAAACATACCAGCTTCTGCCCCTTCGACATACTTGGCATGTTTTTTCTTAGTTTCATCTGACATACTTTGCAGTAATTTCAGAAAAGGTAAAGCAAGATCACCTTTGTCAATATTGTCAAGACCCATTCCTGAATCTGCAACAAAGTCCAAAGTTGCTAATGCACCACCTTGTTTTTTTGCGACGTCTCTTGTTTCTTCGCTCATGTTATTTGCTCCTTGTTATTTTTGTTTTGTT